TAGATATATGTATCTACAGTACAACCACTAATAAATTTAAAGTATAGTTCTAGTTCTTGCATATTAGGTAGTTTATCAAAGATATCTCCACCAATAATATGTATATCTACTTCTTTTTCTAACTCATGTAACTGTTTAAATAAATTATTGTATCTATTAATAGCCCACTCATTAGGAATGCCTTTGGTATTTAGTTTTATGTGCCAATCTGCACTAAACATTGATTTCAATGCTTTCTCCTTATGAAGATAAAAAAGCCCTCGTATTTCAGAGGGCTTTTATTTTTGAACTACTTATAAATCTTTAACTGCTTCTTTTTCAGAAACTTTAGCCGCACTTGTATCTTCTTCAGCAGTATCATCACCAGTAGTAATACGGTCTAATAATGCTTTAACTTCAGCTGGAGTAGAACGTGGATATAGTTCATCAATATCCTTAGCTGCCTTAACAACTTCACGTTCTTCATCAGTAAGTTTACGAGCTTTACAACGAAGAACACTCAAAGTGTATTCAACATTGAATGGAAGAGGACCTGTCTTAGCACGTTTAAATACAATATCCCAACCTTTATCTAAGTCAGTAGGGTCACCCAAGTCTTCAGCAGCACTAAGGATTTGTTCAAATAATTTTTTCTTTAGATTAAGAACTTTAACCTTACCATCTGTAGGGTCGATACAATTAATTGAATAAGCCCAAGAACATTTAACTTCTGGGAAGTATTGTGGAACATGGTCTGTTTCTGTATTTGTGAATTTTTCTTTTTCACGGTCAAATGATAAACATTCAACTGGAATATCTTTATTGTTAGTACCTTTAACCCAGTAAACATAACGAGGTAAAACACCGCCAATTAAGCGAACTGTATTTTCACCATCTTTATATACAAAAGAGTCTACTGCGTTACGAACTGCCTTACCATTTACTGCACCAAAATTCAAAGCCATTTTGTTAATTCCTTTATTTAATTTTTAATTTAAGCTAATTTCCAGCCTTTATGTGTTTTTCGTTCCCCACTTAGTACCCTACTTAAACAACTAGCGGATAATATATGGTCTCTTGCAAAAGTAGCTATACATTCTATATTTGAGTATATATTGCCTTCTTTATCTTTAATACTTGGTACTATTATACCTTTATTCATATTTGAATTTAATTTGTTGTTGTATTATATTTAGTAGTGGGTTATTTTTTATTTTCTCAACCTGTAAATCGGGGAAGAATGATAAATCTAATGTAGCTACTTTATATTCTTTATAGACATTTAAGTCTCTTTTTCCTGCTAGAATTATATACTGTGCCTTATAAACATCTAAGGAACTATCATTAAATAACTCTTTCTCATTTATTAAAAAGCTAGTACCACCGAATAGAGAATACTTTGGTAAATAATAACCATTTAGTTTTTTATTTCTATATAAGTAATATCTTTCTAACTCTTTAACTAGGGTAGTGCTATTACCATTTGCTGCTAATTGAAGCTGGGCTAGATTAAAAAATAGCATTTAGTCCTTGCTTTATCTATGTTTGTTTTTTCATTTTAAGATACTATTATACGCTAAAATAGCATGAGTGTCAATACTAAATTTTAGTATCGAGTTTACCTTGCCCTAAGAATACTTAACTTCCCAACCTTTGTTTATGTATAAAGCTAATCTTGCATTGTTTTGCTTTTTATCAGAGTATCCAGAAAACTGTAAATCTACTACTATAGGTTCTTTTTTTCCATCGTGCATACGCATTACCCTACCTACTAATTGTTCTAGTAAACTATCATTATTAATTGGTACTGGTAATATTAAACAACTAAGTGCATTTACTGATATACCCTCAGCAAATATTTGACGACTTCCACAAATACAATCAGCATCACCACTATTAATAGCAGACTTAGCAAACTCTCTATCATCAGTATCTGAACTACCTGTTACTAATAAAGAATTATACTCAAATAGTAACTTATTTACATTTTCTAAGAATTCAGTTCTATCTGCTACTACTAATACTTTATAACCTGCTCTTATTTTACTAGCTGCTATACCAGCTACTAGTAATTGATAATCTTCATCATATAATAAAGCGTTTATCTTTTGAACCCAAGGTACTCCAAGTTTTAAAGGAATTCCAGTTTTAATAATATGTATGGTTGGTTCCATAGTATTACTTTTAGCTGGTTTATATATTGTAAAACCAAAATAGTCTGCAAATAATATATGTTTTTTATCTTTACGAATTAAAGTACCACTTAATCCTATCCTGTATCTAGCATGCATATTATCTATAATATTACTAAAAGTATTTGCACTTACATGATGACATTCATCTAATATAACAGTACCGAACATTTTACTAAGTTCCAATACATTTTTAGTTATTGTTTGTACATTTCCTACTACTATAATACTATCAGTATCCATATTACCACCACCAATAATACCGGGTTCTATTCCATATAATTCTCTAATTTCCTCAATCCATTGGTCACGAAGTGCGGTGGTATGAGTTATTACTAATGTTTTCTGCCCTAGTTTTTTAGCAAGATGTAGAGCAGTAAATGTCTTACCCCAACCTACCAATGCATTTATCATACAACTATCTTCTACTTGGTCGAAAATTTCTTGTTGTTCTGGAAATAATTGGTGCTTTGGCGCAGGAAAATCTACTGGTACTAAAGTTCTATTATCTACTAATTCGTAACCCTCTGGTATTAAATCAAATCTACCTTGTGGTATAGACATAATACTATCTGTTACATTTTTATAGTTTCTAATTAATTCTATATTTGATGCAAATTTACTTGTAAAATCTTTTTCTATCTTATAACTTAGTGTATTTATTATCTTTGCTTTTAATTCTGGGTTAACTCTTAAGTATATTCTATTAGATACTGTGGCTTTCATATTTTCCTTTTGCTATCTTTGGGCTTATCTTTGTATATACCGTAAAGGATATTAGATTTACTATTTAATGCTAGTATACCTGCATACTTAAATTCAGGTGTAACTTTATACATTGTTTTAAATCGTTGTTCTAAACCTTCTAATAGTAATATAGAACCGCCTGTTGGAATAGCATATACCTCTTTAATTTTTATAAAGAGTAAATCTACAAACTTACTTTTCTTATATTGAAAAGGTCTACCTCTACTATCAATAAACCAGATACTATTTTTAGCTAATTTAATTAAATCTGCTAAAAAGAATATTGATATCCTTAGTTTATGTAGAGGGGCTTTATCTTTTAATAAGGATAATCTACGTACAGCTAATGTTTCTCCCGGCACATTTTTATCATCAACTATAGTAGTTATCTCTTTTCCATCTTTTTCATATTTATTTATAAAAAATACCACACCATCCATTTCAAATGGTTTATGGTGTGATAGTTTATATACTGGAAAAGCTATGTCTGATAGTTCCATTTATTTACTCTCAATACGATGAAGCATACCCTCTGATAGAGTATATCGTTTATCAAATTTACCAAAAGAATAATCATCCCCAATTTCTTGGTCTACACCAATTGGAGTTCCAGGTATTGAACATCCTCTATCTTTTTGTGTGTTTCGTTTTAAGATTTCGCAATATTGTTCTACTTGCTCATCTTTAACTAAGGCAACTATAGAGTCATGCACTAACATAAATATTTTAGCGTCTAGTCTTTTTAGTTTACATTCTTTTTGAGTATCAATAGCACCAAGTAAATTCATATCTGAGGCTAATGATTGTACTTCGGCATTAATACCAGAACGCACTTCATGAGCTGCAATACCTTTGTCGGGTGAAAATACATTCATAAGTCTACGTTTTCTACCAAAGAAAGAATATGTGTATCCATTCGCTTCAATAAAATCTTTTCTATCTGCAAGCCATTTCTTAACACCTTTAAAAGTATTAAAGTAATCTTTAATAACTTCTCTAGCATCATTAATAGACATATTACCACCTTCTTTATTTACAGACTCAGAAACCTTAGCAGGTCCAGAACCATATAGAATACCAAAGGTAACAGCCTTAGCTGCTTGTCTATCTAATCCATGTAACTTTTTAACATCATCAACATCACAATCTAATTTAAATACCATTTTAGCAACACTAGAGTGTAAATCTCCACCACCACTAAATACTTTCTGCATAGCTACATCTTTCGCCAATACCGCTGCATAGTAGACTTCAGCTGTAGCCAAATCTTGTGATACAATCTTATATCCTTCCGGGGCTTTAATGCAGCCCTTAATAATGGGGTCATCTCGGGGGATTTGCTGTGCATTGAATTTACCACTAGAACTTAACCTTCCTGATGTTGTAAATGTAAGATTAAAATTAGTTCTAATACGACCATCTTTATCTAGTTCGGGTAGTATCTTACTAATATATGATGATTTTATTTTACCTAACTGTCTTACTTTAAGAATAGCCGCAGGTAATGGGTGAATTTCACTTAATTCTTCTAATACTTCTGCATCTGTTGAAAGAGCACCAGTCTTAGTAAGTTTACCAGTAGAACTTAGATTACAATAATCAAATAATAGACTACGTAATTGAGGTACACTATTAGGATTGAATATTTTCTTAGTAATACCTTCAAAGCGTTTGACTTCTTCAAAGTTATATACTTCTTCTTTAGCTTCAGTAATCCACTTATCAAGATAGCCTTCAGCAGCCATCAATCTATCCTTATCCATTGGAATACCTTCTTCTTCCATATGTGTAAGAAAGATAATTCCTGGCATAAGTATATTATCATATACCCAACCTAGCTTAGCATGGTTTTTAATAATTGATCTAAATTTATTATGTAATTCTAGTGTTACTGCTGTATCAATAGCAGCATACTTACATATAATATCAAAAGGTATTAAATCATAAGTAAAGTCAGCCTCTAGTATTCCTTTATCTTTACAGTATTGTTTTTTAAATGTATCTAGTTCAGAGTCATAGTCACCATAAGTAGTATGTTTAAGTGCTAAAGCTTTAAGACCGTGAGAGCCTTCAGTTTCATCTAAAACGTAATGTTCTACCATAGTATCATCTAATTTATCATCATGAAATGTTAATCCAAAATGATAGTTAAGCATTTTATAGTCAAACTTTAGATTATGCATAACAATATTATATTTATCTATAATTTTTTGTATTACATTTATATGTTCTTCTGTTAAAATATCAGAGTCAAGATATCTACCATGTTTTTCTTTATAAGAAATAGAAATACCTAATACATGACCATCTCTAGGATATAGTGCAGTTGTTTCAGTATCGAAAGCCACACTTTCTACATCAGAGTTTAATACTTCTAATAGGAATTCCATGGCTTCTTCTTCAGATTGAATACCTTTGAAGTCGCCTGTAATTGCTGCATTTGTTACTGAACCATTAATGTATGAAGTAATACGCTTAACTGTAGCTTCAAACTCTGGTTTTCCTTCTGGTTTAAAAATAAGCATAGCAGGATTACTAATAGCTAAGAATTTATCTTCTACTAATATGCCTGCAAAATTTGTTACCGAAGTAATTTTAGCATAATGTTTAGCGGCTTCAGAACCTACTAAGATTACGAAGTCATATGGTGTTAAATCTACATCTAAATCAATATCTTTCTTTAATAATTTTGGTATAGCTACTGAACTCATATGAAATAAATCAAAATCAAATTCAAAGTAGTTCTGATACTTATTCTTACTTGGAGCTTTATCAATAATTGCTATCTTAGGCATTAACATATTCCTTTATCATATTTACATCCTCTTGCGAGAAGTCACCGGGGTCTAACCCATCTTCTACTTTTAGGATTTCTACTGTGAACTCTAGTTCTTCAATTATAGGTTTTATTTTTTCTGCGGCCTCTCTACCAGCATCATCGCCATCAAAGAGGATATATACTTTTTCTGTTCCCTGCATTTTATAAGGATATAACTTAGCTTTAGCATTACTCATAAGTGTATTAGTACCAAGAGTAGCAACTACATTAGTTAGCCCTTTATCATATAAATTAAGCATATCAAAGATACCCTCAACTAATATAATACTTTTATGTTTTATTATGGCTGGATAAAGAGGAAGTACTCCACCCCTAGGATAAATAATATACCTAGGATTGCCAGCTGATAGTGCATGGCGACCAATAAAGACTGCAATCTTGCCGGTAATTTCTCTAATAGGGAATACAACTCTGTCCTCCAATTCGCCTGAATTACAAGTAAAGGCTTCAAAATGTTTTAATGTCTCAACACTAATACCACGAAACTCTTTAGTGAGAGGTCTATATCCTTCTGGGTACTCTAATTCTTTACCCATATCTTTTAATTCTTTTAACTTTTCTTTTAACTTTGAAACTCTTATAGAGGTATGGTTAGTTAATATTCCATAATATTTAAAAATATTACCTTTAAAACCACACGCTAAACAATGAAATTTTCCATCAACTTTATCAATACGCATAGACGGATTACTATCTTCATGGTCTGGATTTAAACAACCTACTAGGTAGTCTTGTCCCGATATTCTATAAACAACATTTTTCTGTCTTAGTAAATCTTCTACTATGTTGTCCATGGTACATCTCCACCATCATCTGCTTGTTTATGTTTTTCTTTTTTACCTACTTTTTTAATTGTTTCTTTTTCGTCTGCTGGTTTATCCACATTAACAGGAGATATTCTTAAAGTATCCCAATCCATAGCACTAGTAAAATTCATTTCTTTAGCACCACGAATTTTAGTAGTTTCAAAACTTAGAGCATTTGCCTCTTTATCATGGGCTGTCATTACTAGAGCAATATCCGCAGCATCTAAAATACCTTTAGCAAATCTTGCTTCACCACTAGCATCAATTTGATATGGAGATACCATCAAGATTTCATACTTACGAGCAAGTTCTTTAAGTTTTTTACTTACTATAATTTGTGGTTGCCAATCAAACTGTCCAGAGCCTTCTACTACGATTTGATTTAAATAGTCAATAACACATACAGTTAGCTTCTCGCCAAACTTTGCCTTGAGTTTTCCAAGATGTAAGTCGATACTACTTAGGGTCAATGCTCGGTCATCAATAATAATCATTTGATTATCGGCTTTTAACTCTTTAGTCTTTACTAGTTCTTCTTCAAATTTATATCTATCTTGATGTTTTTTATAGTTATCAACTAAGTCACCTGCATCAACGAACATATCTGCTCGAGCTTTTACTACTTTTAATAGCTCTTCATTTGTTAATTTATTTTGTTTAAGCCTTTGATGGTCTACTCCAGCTAGAATACTCATATTTCTTTCTAGAGTTTCGTAGCCTGTCATCTCAATACTGAAATATACAGAGGAGAAGCCTGCTTCATATTGGTTAATCATAATATTACTACAAGTAATTGATTTACCAGAACCACGCTTACCACCAATTAATACTAATTCTTGTCTTGCACAACCGCCTACAACAGAGTCAAAAGTATTATTTAATCCTAAATGTACTCTATCTTTTGCTAGGTCATCTGGGTGTTTGAATAGCATGATATTATCCATACTATATACACCTTCAGTTGTCAAGGTCTTTTCATCTAACGTCAATACTATATTGGCTAGACTATCTTTTACTTCTGCCGTATCATAGATAGGGAGTTTATCAATAAACTTATCTAATAATCGGATTGTTTCATTTTGTGTATACTGGTCAATTAACGCATCTAATGCTACTTCTGCTGATACATCTGAAGTATCAAGTAACTTTAAAGCCGCTAATGTTTTCTGAGTTTGCCCTTCTCTAGTACTAGCTAATTCTAAATCTTCGAAGGATGGTATTGCACTATATTTATCATAGTACCTATTAATAGCACTATATACAGTAGCATACGCTGGGTCTAGAAATGAAAGTTTTAGCTTTGCCCAAACATCGGGTGACTGCTCAGATAATAGCTTATTTACTACTATCGCACTTACATCCATTTAGGCCCCCTTATTTTCATTATCTATAATAACTGTATCTAAAACTTCTTCTACTCTAAATAATATATCATTTCGTAATCTTTTAATATCTTCTTGGTACGAAGATATTCCCCTATTATACATTAGGGATAGTTGCTCATGTGTAATTATTTGTTGCAATGCAAAATACAGCATATCATTTGGAATATTAGACTCGGGAAGGACTTCTACTGATACGCCAGGACCATAGTCGTGACGAGCCTGCTTTACTATTTCATCAATAGTAAGGCTTTCTGTATCGTAGTATGATAAATTAACTTTCATATAAGTTCCCCAAATAAAAAAGCCGAGAGCGGTTTAGTTGCTCTCGGCTCTTTATTACATTAAAATCTAATTACTAAGCTTAAGCTGTTGCTTTTGCTTCAGCTTTAGCTTTTTTATCAGCACCAGCATAATCAGCAACATTGATACCACGACGAGTTAGCAATGTTTTGATACCACGTTCTGTTTTTTCAGTAGCAGAAGCGATTTCAGCAACTGTCATTGAACCGATTTTAGAACCTAATGCATCAACTGCATCAACAGATGCTTTAGCATGGCTTTCTTTTTGTGCTGGAATACCATCAATAGCGCCTTGACGAGTTAATGATAATGCTTTACCACGTACTGATGCAACTGATTTACCTAATGCTTCAGCGATTTCTTCAATGAAAGAACCAGCTTTTACCATTTTGATGAATTTAGTTTCTTCAGCTTCTGAGTATGTACGAGCAACTTCAACTTTCTCAGCCGCTTTAACACTACCAGTTAATTCTAAAGCAAGGATTTTACCTTGAATTTGTTTAGCATTGAATTCACCTTTAGCGAATTTAGCTGCGATTTCTTTGTAAGTCAATTCGCCATCGTTAGAATTAACAAAATCTACTAGAGCTGCTGTTTGAGCTTCAGAGAAAGCAGAAACTTTAACTTTAGCTAAAGATTCAACTGTTTTATCTAATTGACGCAATTTTGATGCAACTGAACGTACGCTTAAACCTAGAACTTCTGCAGCTTTTTCTACTGTAGCGCCAGACACTGGTGATTCCATACCAACTAAGTCTAACAATTCTGCTACTACTGTTTCATTCCATTTTTTTGTTGTTTCGGTCATATTTTTTCCATTTATAATTTTATAAACTGACTTAAGTCAGTAACTATTTGTATGCCACGTTCTTCTGCGGCGGTTCTTTTAGAGCTTCCCTTACCACTCTCGTCAATCAATATAGAAACGGCTTTTGTTAAAGTATCAACTACTATATACCCCATAGACTCAAGTACTGATTTTGCTTCTGCTTTAGTTTTGAAACTGCTGAGTTTCCCTGTAATGCAGATTGTTCCGTTACTTGTAGTATTATGTACTACCACTTGTTTTTGTTTAAATTCAAAAGGTAGAAAGTCTTTTAGTTCTTGATACTCATACTCTAACCATTCTAATAGATTATTGGTGGCTTTGTCGCCTAATCCTGCTTCTTTGCAACTTTCTCTTGTAATTTCAGAGAATGAGTTTATATTAGATGAAGATAGTTTATTTGCTATTGTATTGCCTACTAAAGGGATACTCATTGAGGCTATTACTGTTGCAAATGTTGCTTGTTTACTTTTCTCTATTTCATCTAATAACTTTACTGCTATTTTACTACCTAGTACTTCTTCTGCCTCTGCACCATCTAAATAGTACAAATCTATAATAGAAGATAAACCAAGTTTTTCTATTGTTTTCTCTCCAAGACCTTTGATGCCCATATTTTTCGCAAAGTGTGTAAGTTTGCCAACAGTCTGAGCAGAACATTCAATGTTTCTGCAAAATAATTGGTCATTTACTCTTTCTAGTTTTGATGCACAGCAAGGGCAAGTAGTAGGAATAACAATTTTCATATTTGCTTTATCGTCTTTTTTAATAATTGTTTGTTTCTCAATTTCTAAAATCTATTATACAGGTTTTAGGCAGAGTGTGCAAGTTAATTTTTTTGATGCCTACCCATTAACTTTATGAGTGATACAAGGTATGATACTACCCGCTCTAATTACATGAACCATATCACCGATTTGAATATCTAGGGCTTCAATAAATGCTACATTATTTAATGTTGCCCTAGTAATTTTTGCATCTTCAATTACTACTTCTTGTAAAACTGCAACAGGGGTAACTCTACCACTTTTTGAAGTTTGCCAAAGCACATCTAAAAGTATAGTATCTGCACCCTCATTTCTTTCTTTTAAGGCATATGCCCCTCTTGGACTTTTAGCAGTATAACCCATTTCATTAAATAGGGCATTACTATTTACTCTATAAACTAAACCATCACAAGGATATGTTTTATCTAATTCATACTCCCCGTGAGCAGTTTTAAAGCCAAGTCTACGAAGTTGTTTCATATCCTCAACATATGTATCAAAGATATTTGGTTGCACTCCATATGCAAAGAACTCTAATGCTCTAGTACGGAACTCACTTACATCTTTAAGATTTAATGAGCCAGCTGCATAGTTACGAGCATTTTCAATATGTTTTGGAGCCATTAACTCACCAGTAACTTGTACTATGCCCATTTGTTTAATACTTTGAGGTATAAAAACAGAGTTAATGAATTTATCAGTAACTACTTTACCTTCTATGCCATCACCCCTAGTCAATACTCGTGATAATTTACCATCAATATATAAAATATCAATAGCAGCACCGTCTAATTTTAGACTATGAGCAATATCTTTAATGCCCTCGAGAGGTTTTTTCATGTCCTCGCCCTCATAGAACTTTTGAAGGCTATACATTTGGAAATAATGCTTCTCAACATCTTCGTGCTGTTTAGCACCCACAGTATTATATCCACAGGCATCAGCTAAGGTATCAAATACCGCATCAGTAATAATGGGGTTACCATTATAGTAGGCTTCTGAGCAATCGTCTAAATATTGTTTAATGTTTTGCATAGTTTTCTCATTTAAAGAACTATTATACGCTAATTTGTATCTTTAGTCAATTGTAAAATTTTATCTTGGAAGTGTTTTGTTATTGAGTCTACTGTTTCTGCTTTTGCACATAGTTCTATCAAGGAGTCTAGTATAGCATATATGTTTTGAATACTCATAGGAATAGAAATACCTTCCTTACTTGGGGCATATTCGCCTTCAAATGTAAGGAAGTATTTTCTAATATGTAAGTATTCAACATCTCTAAAAAGATTTGCCACTACTCGGAGTTGAAAACCTTTTAGTTCGTTTTCATATATAATTCTACTAAAAAGCTCTTCTGAGTCTGCCATTCAATTCCTTAAATTTTTGAGGTTTGGCGCAGGTTAGATATTTATGCCCTTATCTCTTAAATGTTGTAATGATGCTAACTCCCAAGCAGGTTGGTAACAAAATTCTTGTGTACTTTCTGATTCTAACCAAAGTCTATAAACAAAACCATCTTTATGAGTACTTTCTGCTCTAACTGTGGCTATACTATCGTATCTAACTGAATACACTTTCTCGCCAACTGTGAACCTATCACGAACTGCGCCGTCTGGTATAAGTTCTGGACTAAAATAGTCATGTGGGGCTTTACGAAGTGGTACAAAGTTATCTTCTAATACTCGTTTAACAAAGTCCGCACCACGATAGATGCCCTTAGATATGCTATCTATTGTAGCACCCTCTAAATACTCAGTTACCATGTAACTAACTTCATCTATCGTGGCAGCAGTACCTCGTTTAGCTTTCCTACGTTGTGCATCAAGTTCTTTTTTAGCTATATATTGTTCTATAAGTTTATCAAGTCGTGTAGTATTATAAGCTATATTTAACATTGCACAGGCAGCAGTTTTTGTAGGCTTAGGGTCTTCTGCTAAATATGCAATTACCTTTTCCATTGATGCAGGGTCTAGTCGTTCATCACCACTAGCCCGTCTTTTTAACAAACCTGCTGCCATATATTATTCCTTATTCTGATTTATTTGCTTGAGTAATAACACCTGCGAAGTAGGCTGCTGCTTTACCTGTCAATTTATCTAAAACTTCGTCATCTGCTTCAGCACCAGCTGCTTCAATAGCAGCACGTAGTTCAGCAATTTGAGACTCTTTAGATATGCGTTTAGGGGCATCACCGCTTGCTTTAGTTTTAGTACCAGTAGATGCAGATGCTTCTTTCTTAACATAAACGCCTGCTTGAACTAAAATCATACGAACACCATTAGGTGACTGTTCTAATTCTTCAGCGATTTCTTTAATTAGTTCTGTTGAGTTTTCAGGAGTTGGACCACCTGCCTCATAAGCTGCAATTGCTTTAACTTTTTGTTCTTCTGTCCATGCCATATTTATTTTTCCTTAATGTAAAGTGCTATTTGATTGTGGGTTTGCAGTTATTAATAACTGCTCTTTAACTAACTTATTATATAATACATTATATGCCTCGCATATTTCATACATCAAATATACAGGAATACTAGTTTCACCTAAGTTATGGATATCTACATCTTTTTTTATTGCTTCTGTTTCAATATTATATAAAATTTGAACTGTTTTTTGTAAAGTTTCATTCAATCCATTGGACTGCCAAATATTGAATTTTCTAGGATTTTTTGGTATACTTAAAGTTTTTCTTTGTGCCATAATCCTACCAATGATGAATATAGTTTAAAATATTTACTACTACTCCTACTATAATAAATATACAAGTTATTGACTCAAGTAGGGTCATTCTATTATTTGCTAGAAGATATTTATTAAGAATTGTACTGAGCTTATTAATAATTCAATCTCCTTCCAAATGCCTAAAGGCATAGACAAAATCAATACTATGCCTAGTATTAGTTCAGTTTTACTAAATTTAGTTTTAGCACGCTTCAACAACTAAATCCTCCATCTTCTTAGGGTCAAAATTTCTAAAGTTATGTTTAATATCATAATTAGTCATAACATCAGCAATTTGCCTATCGTATCGTGTTTTTAAGAAATCCATATCTTTACCAAACGCTAATTGTAAATCTACATCTAATTCTGATATATCAATACCAAAGTAGTTTTTACTGGGGGCATTAAGTTCAACAACAGTGCGTTGAGATACTTTACCATCATCTTTAGTGTATTTAAATTCTAAAATTTTCATTTGGTTTCCTTTTCTGATTTAATATATTATTATACGCTAAACTAGTTTTAATGTCAAGTTAATCTTTATTAAGTTCTTCACTCATTGCACCAATAAATCTTTCTTTTACTGAAGGAAAGATTACTGCAAATATTACTATCGGAGCAGCTACTAATGCTAGTAGAAAGAATACAAACCTAGATAAATTTTTATTTTTAATTATATTTTCTGCCTTACCACTATCTAGTTCTAATAATACTTCATTATATAAACTAAATACTGCCATAATAGCTGTTGTTGCGCAAAATACTAAATAATAACTAAGCACTATGACGTACTCTAGTTTCTATAGAGAAAAATCCTTTTAAGTTAGTTTTAGTTTTATTGGGTATAATTGATGCTATTAATTGGGCAAATCCTTTTTTAGGTGAAGTCCATTGTGTTGTATTAGGGGCTTTACGGATATGTCCAGCTTTATTTAATAATGCTAGTTCTGCTTGTTTATCGTTTGGTTGTGCTTTTAAATGTTTAGCAATTTTTCTAGCTTTATTTCTTGCGCAAGTACCCATAGTTTTATAACTAGCATACTTACCTTGAACTTGTTTATTTGAACCTCTAGCCATTTGTCTTCCTTATCATATATTTATTTTCTTCATTAGTATATATTTCTACTAAACCTAATCCAACGAAAGCATCAATACAGTCTTCTAATTCTTCTTGGTTCTCTATATGGAAACCACGTAACTCTAATAAACCTTTAAAGGTATTCATAAAGTCTGAGTCCATACGAGTATTTTCTCCAATTAGTTGAAGTATTAGTGGTACTATATTTGACTCTGTTTCATTTATTTTCATTTTACTACTATCTCTGGGTGTTTAGTACAACTATCTTCTTCAAATAAGTGTCTATATTGTATCCAGTTTCTAAAGTTTCCAGACCAACAAGTACCCTCTAAGTCTTCGTGTGTAGCACCTGGAATATCTAAAGTATACTCATCTAAAGGTATTGGAGTAGCTTGATGTTCAATAGGACTAGAGTGTTTTCTAGTATTATCATCTGTAGCGTCTAAATTAAGCATATCATATACTTTTATAGCTTTTTCTACTGTATCATCATTTTTACGATAACTAACTTGAGCACAACAAGATGCCGATACTTTTCTAGCTTCATCTAATGTAAACTCACCGCCTTCTGAATTCATATAATGAAGTTCATTTGTAACATTATGTCTAGCATGGGTTACATATGGAGTATGCCACTCTCCTAATTGTAAAACTTCTGGTTCTGACTCGTTGTAGGCTTTTAACATAAGTTCTGCTAAAATTCTAATTTCTGGTTGTGCATCTTTGTGGCAGCGAAGCCAAAAGAAATTATCCCACTCTGTTCCAGTTACAATAACTTTTTGATATGTAAAGTTTTCAATTAAACGATTAGCTACTTGTTTATGAATTCCAAGTGCAGAAAGTGCTTCTGCAGATTTAATTGCATTATTCCTAGCCTCATACCAAATAGTTTTAGCTGCTGCAGTAACTTCTTCATTAGCTTCAGCATCTGCTACCATACCTGGTTGGTTAACACCCCAATGAACAGGCATAGCAGTCTCAGCCATAATATTTTCAATATTGGCTTTAATAGGTATTGCTCTACTTGATGCACTATTCCTAGATAATAGTCGGTGAGTATTGAACTCAGCTAAAATCCAACGAGGAAAAGATAACTCAAATGTGGTAATACGAGTATTATACTTAAAATGTTTACTATCTGCAATAATTCTAGCACCCATCATATTACATAAACCTTATCTGAGTCTAGTTCATCTTCTGCATCTCTAGATACTAGTATTGGTTTAGCTTTTATCTCTAATATGGTTATAGCTTGTTTTAGTGCTGCTATATCATTTAATGATAAATAAACTGTTCTATCACAACTATCTGCAATAGAAAAACTTTCACTATTAATATCTATACAATAATAGTATTGTTCTTTTTCTGACACTATGAAGTTATCGTCTTCAAAATCATCTTCTGGTACTTTCCCAAACATTATCTGCATACTGTAACCTTTCTTTTTCTTTTTTAAATTTATTTAAGTAGTCTTGATTTCGTATACCCTTTTTAAAGTTACCTATACCTACATTGTAGGACTGTATTACTGCATCTCTAGTTGGTAATACTTTTGCGTAATCTTTTAGTAATGTAGTTCCATGCAATATATTCAACTTAGGGTCAAAAGATGTTTTAGTATATAATACTTGCATCAATCCCTTAGCTTTTGATTTTGATACGGCTGTTATTTTATAACTACTTTCTATTCCAATAATTGCTAAAGTATCATATACTCTTGGAAACTTATTTTTATTACTATGTTGTTCAGCTAATATAACTATTTCTTTAGCTTGGTGGTAGTCTACATTATACCTTGAACTAATATATTCTACTAATTTGGTATGTTTGAATTTATCTACATATACTGTAGGTTGCACTACGCTTGATGAAAATGTTAGCATACTTAAAAATACTAACGTGATTGGTATGCGCTGAATATTCATTCGCTTTCCTCACTTTATATATCTATTATACTCCGATTTAGGCTGTTTGTCAAATAAATAAATTTTAGCCCCAAAAAAGTAAAGCCCCAAATATTCTTCGGGGCTTTACCACTATTTTTCTTAATACCGTATAGTTACGATAGCTAAGCCTAAGCGGCTATAGCAAAGTACTCGTCATTTGCATTTAGAGTTTGTTTGATTTTTAAGACTTTCTTGTCTAGCGCCATTATCCTATCTCACGTTGTCGAAACTATTTCCAACCCATTAATAAATGTTCTTGTCTATGACAATTTGGACATAATAAATCACATTTCTCTATTTCAGGTACTACTGTAGCATAAAAAGACTCTTTTGAGTATGTTAAACTAGTTCTACCTATATTAAATAGCTTTAAGGAAGGGTTTCTATGATGAAAATCTAGAGAACCATACTCCCCATAAAACCCACATTTAATACAGGCATATACACTATCTTTAGAAGTTAAATAATCAAATATTAAATCTATAAAGCTATCTTTTCTCTCGTGATTTTCACAGGAGATACACTTTGACTTATACTTTTGAGTTCCCCTAGGGGTTTTACCATTTGAATAAAAATTAGCTAAAGGAAATGTTATATTACATGCTGTACACTCTTTCTCGCCTAAATCTCTATCTATTTTTCTACCGTTGGGGGACTTACCTATTAAATCTAAATCTTTCTTTATCCTAACAATCTTACTCCTACTACAGTTATCATATATATTTTGTAGTTCCGGGATAGTCTTTCCTTCCAAAACATACTTAATGAACTCTTCATTTATTATTTCTTTTGTCATATTAACTCCTACGCTAATTTAAGACTATTTATTGGTGGATTGGGCGGGTACTGCCCCCGCGTCCAACATGCCTTACTTTATGGTTTACGCTGTTTTAATCCCATAGATTACGATAGTACTTACCGAATAATTCTAAGCCTTCCTGTATTTGTTCATGTACTTTTTCCATAGCTGCATAATCGCAAACATATGTTCCTGTCCAGCCTGGTTCACCTAACTCTATATTACTGTCAAATTCTCCAGAACAAAATTCTTTTTCCCAGTCACTTTTATCTACTATATGCTCAAAAGAGAAAATCATCTTATCTAAGACTGCATCCCATTCTGCCATAGCTTTATCTTGTAGTTCTTCATTAGTTTCATAGAACTCAAAAGATTGTTGTAGTTTCCATACTTCGCCACCAGTTTCAGCAAAAGCACTTGGTACTCCATGCTTAGTAGCTTTAAGCTGAATAAGCATTGGTAAAATAATGTTAGCTAAAGTACTATCCATATTCCAAGTATCATACTTATCTACTTGTACATAGTTTATTCGTGGGTGAACTACATCTAATACTTTTTTAACTGCTTCTGAAATAGGACTAAGCACATTTACTATCTTTTTAGTATATGTGCTATCATAATCTATTTCTTTCCAAAATATAACTTTCTCCAAAATAGTATATGGAGAGAGCCAGTGGTCTCTATAATTGCTTAAATAAACTTTCATACTATCTCCTTAAAATTTGGAGCGGGATATCGGAATCGAACCGATAACTCAAGTTTGGAAAACTCTAATGTTGCCACTACACCAATCCCGCTTTAAACCATTCTGGTACTTCTCGTTTCTTCCATGATACTATACCCGCTTTTTCCACTCTATAATATTCCCTATATGCATCAACTGCATCTGGGATTGCTTTAATTTCTGGAACTGCAATAGCTTTAGCAAAAGGAGTTAAACCAATATCAATAAATTCTATTGGTGGTAAAGACTCTACTAACTCTACACTTTTGTGATGCTTTCCATATCTATAAGTATACTCATCGCCTAAAGCGAAGGTCAACTCCATTAGATACTGATAATTACTTAGACTGGCTCTAGCCCATACTGCACAAGGATGATTTTTATGTGTTAGTCTATATCCTGCAGGCTTACCATAGTGGTGATGAACACTAGACAATAGTTGTGCATATTCAATACACATTTTAACTACGTGTTTATCGCAATGGTACTGCGCGCATTTTTCAATGTTATAGTCTAATATAAAAATATTCATTACATTGTTGCAGAGCCACGAATTCCTGTAAATTTAATATTTTCTGTAGCTGATAGTTGTTTTTCTGCTATTTGTTCGCATTCTGGACAAGGTTTAGTTGCTGACTCACTATATCTAGCAATACCTTCAAACTCATGACCGCATTTAGTACATTTATAATTATATAGTGGCACATCTATTCCTTTATTTATTGGCGGTTCAGCGGAGAATTGAACTCCGATAATAGGCTTGACAAGCCTGCGTAATAACCATTATACGACTAAACCAGTAAAATTAAACTAATATGGACATATAAATCCACATTCCTGAAATTACTAGTACCCATACTATTATTAAAGATATTGCTAGTATTTTCATTTTATTTCCTTAAATTAGTGTTAGGTATTCGTGTGTCAGGAACCTAACAAACCCCGTGAGCGCAGACCATCCCGATTTCGCGTCAGCGGAGGCAGAGTTCTAACGGGTCTGCCATTATTTAAATAAATTCACGATATTCTCTCATTACTTCAGCATCAACAGTAGCATAAATACGAAATTTATCTCTACCTACTTTATCAAAGAACTCATTTGCCATTATTTCTAAATTGGTAATATCTAACCCAGCCTTAATAAAGCGCATTAGGAAAGCACCAATTAAATCTTCTTTTGTATATGCTTTAGCCATAATTTCTCCAATTAAAGAAACATTATACAGGCTTTAACTCTAAATATCAAGTCAGAATATTTAGGGGTGAACAATGGGGTTCGAACCCATACTATTAGAATCACAATCTAAGGTGCTTCCATTACACTATATTCACTCCTAAACACTCTTCATAACCTATAAATCCACCGCGATTTATTTCTTTTAAGCAATACTCTTCTTCGGTCATCTTTCCAACTTCGGGTAAGATTAATACTTCTTCCATAGCGGTTAAACCACTAGACGTGGTTGTATGAACTATATCGATAGTTTCATCATACCAGTTGTATACTGCTACTTTATAATTTTTCATAATATATCATTATTTGGCTAAGATGCACAGACTCGAACTGCGACAAAGAACTTTGGAGGTTCTCGTGCTACCATTACACTACATCCTAATATTTATTACTCTTAAATTTATCTTGGTGGCTCCCGTGGGGTTCGAACCCACTATCTTTCGGTTATGAGCCGAGCGCCTATACCAGACTTATGCTTGAGAGCCATTTAAAACGATAATTCTTGGTGTAGTTTGTAGGATTCGAACCTACTCATGCAAGGCAAACGGGGTTACAGCCCATCTCAGCTCTCCAACTCTGACGCAACTACGTATACTTGGTCTCTTCGGTAGGATTTGAACCTACATTTTTCTCCGCCCCAAACGGAGTGCCATACCAGATTAGGCGACAAAGAGATAAAAACAGGAGTTTTGCACATTAACTCTATCCGAAAAATAGAAAGTGTCTCCTGTGTGTAATATGGTATTCGCAACGAGATTCGAACTCGTATTGACTCCGTGAAAGGGAGGTGTCCTAACCATTAGACGATGCAAATATATTATTAAAAGAACTACCTGTTTACTATGTACTAACCTATTACAATTAGTCGCTGAGAAGATTTATAACATTGAGCCGCTAAACCCTATTTTATTCTTCTGCTTACCTCACCTACCTCTGTGCGCACAGTTTAATAGTCTCTCGATAACAATGTGATAACGCCTATACGCCCAATCACGAGCAGGTAGTTCATTTAATAACTCTCCCCATATAGTGGGGGAGATTCACTTAATTAAATTCAGCTAAAGTTGTAGCATATTTTAATGCTTCTTCTACAGGAATAATATCACCAAAATAAACGCCACTATCACTACAAACTAAATAGAACTCGCCAGTTTCTACAAATTTACGCATAACATTTGATGACTCTAAAATGTCGTTGTCGTTTTCGTCAACTTCACCAGTTGCATAATCAAAGAAGTCGCGGATTGCTAACTCGAAAAGGTCTTCATAATTTTCTACACCATATACAACTGTAGCAGCTGTTGTGGAGTCTGTTGCATAACTTACTAAATAATTTGTCATTTTATTTTCCTTTTTTGATTTAAAATATAATTATACAGCTTTTACGACTTAGGTTCAAGTCAATATTTCTTTGGTACGCCCACTAGGAATCGAACCTAGAATAGGGGAGTAGAAATCCCATGTGATTTCCGTTTCACCATAGACGCATTATTTATACCACTGGTCTAGTTGTAAAGGGTTTGCGTTGTATTCGTAAGTAAGTTAATTCTGCTCGCATAGTATTTAATTTTTGTATAGTTGCATCCCAGTACTTTTCTTCTTCAAGCTGAAGTAAACATACTAGCATTTCATGCCATTCTTTATCTGTCATAGTCGTTCTCCCATTCAATATATATATTATACGGCAAATTAACAAAACAATCAAGTCAGAATTTCTGAAAACGATGGAGCGTATACTCCTAGTTTTTGAACTGTAATAGAACTTGCTTTATTAGCAAAAGGTATAGCCTCTTCAATACTATTAGTATTTAAATACTGGTATGCTAGGGCAGCCAAGAACGTATCTCCTGCACCACAAACATCTCTTACTGTTACATTATATCCTTCAAATAGTTCACTTTTAAATACTGCACCATGTGCCCCCATAGTTACTATTAAATCTTCTGTTCTACTAGTAGCTTTCTTAGATTCTTCTGTATTAACTTTTATAAAACAACCTTTAAAGCGAGCCAACTCATGTTTCTTAGTATCTATAAAGATTGGACCATTAAACCTATCTCTAAGCTGTTCTACTAACTCATAACTAATAAAACCTTTGCAGTAATCACTAATAACTATTGCATCATACCCTACTAGGTCTGGTATAAAACAAAGACTGTTTGTTTCTTTATCAGTATCAATGCGTACAATATGTTGTTTACTATGATTATCAATTAATCTAGTTTTAATACTTGTAGTACCATGTATATGTTTAACTTCACACCCAAGCATTTCTAAGTTATTTTTAACATTAGAACTCATTCCATCACGAGTTTCCTCATAAATAGGTTTAAATATAGGTACAGGGGCTTCCGGACTAATACGCCCTACATATCCATACTGATAAACATCAATACAACTATCCCCTAGTAACAATATCTTGAATTTTTTTGCTTGTTGAGTATTCATCTAATATATCCAAGTAAAATATGCTTCTACAAAGTTTACTACCTATAATTGGTTTATCTTTATAATCACTACCTTTTACCATAACATCTGCTTGGTAAAACTCTAGGATTTCTTCTAATTCTTTTGCTGTATCAAATATCTCTACTTCGTCTACACATTTAAGTGCATAAAGCATACTCATACGATATGCTTCATTATTAATTGGTCTAGTATATCCTTTTATTTCCGAAACTCGTCTATCACTATCAATACATACTAAAACATAATCTCCTAGTTGCCTAGCTTTTTCTAGTAGTTTTAAATGTCCAGGATGCAAAATATCGAACGTACCATTAACTACAACTTTACGCATTTTGACTATCCCCAGGAAGTACTCTATAGTTATCTTCTACGCTATCTGGTGTACTAACTTCAATAATAGTACCTTCTTCAAGGCATATTAGCTGATGTGGCTCTAATATATTATTATGCCACACATCGCCAGGACCCAGTTCTTCATCGTGTACTGAAGCATCACTAGTCTTAATAAAACTAACTATAAATCTTCCGCCAAGTACAAACCAAGTTTCTTCCTTTTTAGCATGAAAGTGCATACTAAATTTAGCACCAGTATTGAACTTTAGAAGTTTACCACAATACTTATTGTTAGTTGCCCAAATTAATTCGGAACCCCAACCTTTTTCTACATAACCTTCTAGTCGTGACATATCTTTCCTATAAATAAAAAAGGCTGTCTAACAGTTAAGTTAAGACAGCCTCTCGTTTGGTTGCGGGAACTGGAATCGAACCAGTGTTCTCTAGGTTATGAGCCTAGCGGATTTCCACTTTCCTACCCCGCTATATTTTATTCAGCTGTAGGTTCTGCTGCTGGTTCATTAGCAGGTAATTGAGGTTGTGCTTGTTGTTGCATCTTTTGTATTAAACCAGCTGAATGTTCATATGGTAACTTACTTAGTCCGCCTAAAATAATATTAGCTTCTTCTAAGGTTAATTCAAAGTTCATTTTTAATTCCTGTATTTTATTTTTAAAAGGGTGTATATTAATCTACCCAATCTTGGGCTTTGATTAATAACGTGCATTATTTGTTCCAAAGTAGGATATAAGTTAATAACTCTATCAGGTACTTCTGGATTTACTAAGGTTTCATTCATTTCTTAGGCTTAGGTGGGTTAGTACCCTTTTTAGGTTTACAAGCCATTATATGTTCCTATCATCATTAGTAGAATACTTATCTTTATGCTTGATGAAATGAAGTATAAACAGTATATTACAACCAGCATGGGCTAGATGTGATAATCCTGTTTCTGGGTCTAAATCTTCGCCACGCATAAAAGCAAATATATGCCTTAGTGTAGCATTTAGTACTCTGGTATATTTAAACCCACCATTGTTAGACCAATTATGGGCAGCATACTTTTTTGCACCAAACTCTAATACTTTAACTATTTCTTCCACGCTGTCTAAAGGTAGTAGAGACCAATCTCTCTTACCCTCGTCATATTTAGTAGCTACTTTTAATTCCATATTATTCCTTCATTATTTCTTTTATGTCTATTGCTAGGCACAAAAGAAATAGCCACTATTTCAAATGGCTGACAGAAGGCATTGCGCCATCAGGTGAGTTTTAAGTTTATGTACACTCACAACTTAGGGTTATCGGTATCCCACGCTATATTTAAAGACATTTTGTTGTCTAGTGCTTTTACATGCACTACTCGGAAAGTTTATTCTATACTTTCAAAGAACCTACTTGGCTGCTTGTGTAAACAAGACCTCATAGGATTTAAAGCACCGCCGAAGCAGGCTGAGATGCACGTTTAGTTAGGACATAATCCAAATTTAATTGGGACTTAACTACTATACTATCTCGGGTAGGCTACCCATTTGCGTGGGCTTTATGCCAAGCAGCATTAGTACTTAGGCAGACCGCAAAGTCCTTCTAACTTAATAACGCTTAAGATATATTGAGTTGATTGTTTGTAAGAGGTCAATAATCCAAACACCCCTTTAAAGAATTAAAAATACTTTCCCACCTATATTCTCGTCTTGTATATAAATATATGTAATGTTGGAGAAATTCGTGGGACTTAGTATCTTTTTTACTTAGTAATAGTTTTGTAATAAAACTGCATCATATCCTTCAACATCATACTGATATAGTATGTGGTCACGAAGGAATACATATGCTTTAATTTCAGCGATATCCATATCTAAGGCTTGTTCAATATCTATGCTCATTGGGAATTCTAAGTAATCTTGTTCGGTAGCATCACCAAAGATTTTAGAACCACAAATTTGAATAGCGTCATCCATTGCTAAGCAGAAATCACTTGCTTCAATTACTGGCATTAATTTCATACTTTTTTCCTTAAATTTGATTGTTTTTTGATTTAAAATATAATTATACAGCGTTTAGTTCAAGAAGTCAAGAAAATTTTTATTTTGCTCTAAGCAAAAGTGGTACTTCTCGTTTCTTTTTCATAATTCCAAGAAGTTCCCTTATTATTTCATTAGTGTTGGGGTCAATCTTGGCTCTACGACAATGTTCGATATATGCAGGTAAAAGCCTTTCTGTTACTAAATCTTCTAGAGCTTGGGTATATTCTTTTGTATATCTCATATGCCTCTCTCATGATTTAATATAACTATTATACGGCAAATAGGGTACAATGTCAAGAAGAAAATTTTCGAGGTTGGGCGCAGATGAAATTTTCAACTTCTCAACAATTTTCGTATCTATTTTGAATAAGAGACTATATGTTTGGAAATGCTTTTTAGTATTTGTAGTCGCACCTAATTTAACTATATTGAAACTATCCAAAAAAGTTATGGCTATACTCGTATTCCGAAGAAAAAGTTTTTTTGACCTCGTAAATATTTATTTGACTTGACAGGTCAAAGCGTGTATAATATATTTATAAATCGGAGAATAGCATAATGAATAAATTTATTTGGCAAAATGAGCAAGAAACAGTTGAAATGACAGTTGGGGGTAACCCACCACTAGATGAACTACTTGAGGCTTTTACTAGGTTTTTACAGGCTCAAGGTTATGAAAAACCAACACCTCTTGCTATACTAGAATTTGTTGATGATGAGGGATGGAAACCATAATGAAAAAGTTTAAAAATGAAGAAGGTAGATGGTTTGTTGATACTTATCCCTACCCAATCCTAAGTACTAAGGTAGGTAAGGCTGAGTTTGTATTTCCAGCTAATAATGAGGAACACGCTGAGAAACTACTAAAAATAGCACAAAGTATATTAAATGGAGATTTCTCATGAAAATAAGGATACTAAGCGACTTACATTTGGAAGGCTACCCTTTCCAATATCGTGCGGGTGAGGAAGAAATCCTTATCTTAGCAGGGGATATTAGTGGGCGAAATCGTCATCACGAATTTATTGAAACTATTCCTAAACATATTAAAATTTTAATGGTTGCGGGCAATCATGAGTTTTATAATATGTCTGTACCAGATGTTAAAAGTTACTTAACTAGCTTGGAATATGAGTTTGATAACTTTATTTTCTTGGACAATGATGTAATAAGCATAGATGATATTAGTTTCTTTGGTGGTACTATGTTTACTGATTTTCAGTTATATGGTATGGGTGAGGAATGGTTTGCTAAAAGTGCAGCTAGACGAGCTATTGCTGATTTCACATATATCAAAGATTGGAATACTGAGAAACATATCAAAGAACATGAATTATTTTGCCGAGAGTTAGCATTTTTTATGCACGTTACTGAAGGTAGAAAACGTGTAGTTATCAGCCACTTTATGCCAAGTGAAAAGTGTGGGGATGCTAAATTTGCTGGAAGTATTATGAACCCATACTTTGCTACAAATATGGAAGATAAGATGGGTTGGGAAGGTTTGTGGGTTCATGGGCATGGTCATAGTAGCGTCGACTATATGGAAGGTGATACTAGAGTACTCTGCAATCCTAGGGGATATGGTAAAGAAAATGAAAAAGGTTTTATTACTAATTTGATTGTGGAGATTTAAATGACTGAAGAAGAATTAGAAGTCATTGTAGATAAAATGGAAGCCTCTTTAGGGGCTCTTCCTAATCCCGAACAAGAGCCTAAGCGGTTTGCATGGTATGTTAAGTTATTTAACTATATGCACCCACCAGTAATCGCTAGTGTACCTGAATTAGCGTCTGAATTTAACGATAAGGAATAATATGAAAGTTATGATAGAAGAACTAGGAGATGACTTATTTATACCTATCCCACAAGTGTTATTAGATGAATTGGGCTGGACTGTAGATGATACTCTAGTTTGGAAAGTTACTTTGGCAGGTGTTGCTATTTTACGTAAAGTTGAGGAGTAATCATGGATGTATACATTGGTATTGGTGGTATTATGTTAGTTGTATTTATTGGTACATACTTTCTTCTTAAATTAGCACTAAGAGGTTGTGATACTGCCTGTGATTGTAATTGTACTGGAAACTGTAATCAGGGCAGACAATGCGACTGTAAGAATAAGTCATGAATAAGGCAGAGTTCTTTAAAAAAGTTAGTTCACGACTAACGAAACATACTAAGGTAACACGGAATGTACCTAGAGAGGGTTCTAGTACTAAAGATATTCCTAGTGTGGGAGATGGGGTAGGTAATGCAGTTGCAAAACCTATACAAGAATATACTGGTGATGAAATGATAGGTATTGGACAACTTCATAAGTCTAATGCCATACCAGTTTTTAGGGATAATGATATTAAAGATTTAGGGAAAATGAGACGATGAAAAAACTACTATTTGTAACACTATTGGGATTTGCTTTAATCTCTTCAGCTGAGGGTCTGCCAAATGAAATGTATATGGCTAACTCTGCAGGAGGTTTTGTAGTATTAACTACTGAACCTTGTGTATTTGATAAAGTATCTAAAGAATATCCATATCGAGCATATGCAACAGAAAGTTCTGATATAGTTTTACATGAGGGTTGCTGGGTAAACCCAAATACTGATGAAGTACCTACTACTATAATGGCTACTTCTGAAGGAGCACCCCCAGCCCCTACACTATATATTATACATATTGTTAATACTTGGTGGAAAGAGGGTGGTTATGCTACATTCTTACAAGAACGCTTTACTCCTGAAAAACGTGGTTTTTTAAGTAATGGTAATAAGCCTTAATATTATAAACTTGACTGAAAGGCTTAATTGCCGTATAATTATATATTAAATCGGAGAACAAACATGACAACAACATTTATGGTTACAACTAAAGTAACTTTTACTAACGTGTACTTTATTGATGCGGAAGATTTTGAAGAAGCAGAAGATATGGCTGCAAATGATGACCTTGAGCCAGTTCTACAACGCTTTGATGGTGAAGTAGTTACTTCTTCTGAAGAAGGCTTTGACCCAGCGTATGTTATTATTGACTTAAAAGCAGAGGGATTTCACTAATGAAGAAAATTACAGTGCAGCATTTTGTTACATCAATCTATGAAGAAACTATTGAAGTTGCAGATGATTATGTGTTAGTTGATGGTGATTTAGATATAGAGAATACTTTATATAATAGATTTAAGTATGATGATAAGGTTGCTGTTGTACAAGGTATTGACCATATCTTTAATCCTGCAACTAATGTATATGAATATATGAGGGATGCAGGTTAATATGGCTAAATTAGTTAAGTTTGAAGATGGTACATTTGGTATTAAGAAAGGTTTTTGGATTGCTTCAGAATTTTTAGGTAGACAATCATATAAAAATGAAAAGGCTTTTTGGTGGAATATGCCTAGACATATTGCAAAGTATTGTAAGTTTGAAACTGCAGAAGAAGCTCTTAGGCAGTATAAGATATCTATAGCTAAAGATTTTATTGATTATGAAATAGTGAGTAGTATTTAAAGAATACTTGCAAGGTAGTTAGATATGACGAGTACGAAAGTATCTAGCCTGTAACACAACACGAGTGATTGCCTTTGAGCTAAAAGAAGTTGGAAGCAACTGTTGTGTTATGGAGTAGATATTTTAACTTGACTTTGCCCGTTATTTAGCGTATAATATATTATAAACTGGAGAAACGGGCAATGAACAAGATTGAAATACAAGAGATGGTTAAAAGCTTTGACCCTAGTGTTATGGTTGAGTTCTTTGAGCATAACACAATCGCAGGGAAAGCATACCCTAAAGAACGTAAAGTTGCGTTTAACACAAAACTAATGCACAACGTGGATTTCAGTAATACTGTTATTCATGAATTGGCACATATATTCACAGCAGATAGATTTCCATTAGCTAAACAAGCACATGGTCCAGAGTTCCGTATGGTTATGCAGGAACTTGGTGGTGTAGCCAATACTTACCATAGCTATGAAGTTCAAAAAGCTAAACGTATGCTAAAACGCATCGTGGGTAGATGCAGCTGCCGTGAACACCTGCTAGCAACACGGGCTAGTAAAAAGGCCTGGTTATGCAAACTTTGCAAAACTGCAATCCAAGTTACCAGTGAAGTACGACTAATTACCAATGGAGGTGTATAGTGACCAAAGAGTTTTTTGAACGTGGTAAACAAATAGCTAAATGGGCGGATAATAACATAACTAAAGATACCGCATTAAAGATGGCGATTAAAGAATTAAGTCAAATTTCACTTGGTGATACGCCTGCACTTAAAGCATGCAAAGAAGCACTAGAACAACCAGCGTGGCAAGGATTAACGAATGATGAAATATGGGACATTGCAAATTTTTTAGGTAAAAACAAAGAATGGGATTATCCAGTTATGTTTGCCAAAACTATTGAACAAGCATTAAAGGATAAGAACATATGATACCTGAAATGAAAGATGATAGAGATGAAATCTATTATGCTTGGAGAAAGTCTTGGGCTTATGCTATACCCGCATCTTACGAAGTAATCAGAGAAATATAATTGACAAATTGTAAATTAGGAGAAACAAAAATGACAAAAGAAGAAGAACTACTAGAAGCAATAGACAAGTACAGGGATGCTAAAGAACCATCATTGGGATTTATCATTATGGCATTTGAAGAGAACACCTTTCATTCATACATGTACCGAATAAACGAGTATAACGCAGTGGCCGCCGTGTCTATACTTAAGCATGACCTGTTGAATAAAACATCAATTAAGCAGGAGTAACTATGCTAAACATATCCGATTACTTCGGTGTACATATTCTTACGATGGACTTCCACGGGAATGTGCTAACTAAGATACAGCAGGAGATTACCGATGCGATGCCTGAAGTGAGGAAGCTGGACCTATCTAATCCGTGGGGCGATACAATGCTTACCTCCTTTAAATACGACAGAATAAATAGGGACTTAGATACTTATAAGCTAGACACCCTAAAAAGTAATGTGATGACAATGCTAAACATTATGGTGCCTGACTATAATTCGTTTGTGATAAATGACTCGTGGTTTAATTTTTCAAACAAGGGTAACTTTCAGTTTGACCACAACCACGGAACAGAAAAATTCTCCGGTGTTTACTATTATCAGACCACGGGAGATGACGGGGATATTAAGTTTAGTACCCCTAACATAGGGGAGAAGTTGGGGATGGGCGTGTCTAGGTCGGTGCAGTCGGTATCGTTTACACCCATAGTAGGCAGGATGCTTATATTCCCAGCTTACCTAGAGCACAGAGTAGAACCTAACAAGACTGACAACGAACGAATAAGTATCACGTTTAACATAGCATAGGAGAAACACATGAAGATAGAATTGATTGGCTACGGCTACGGCTATGGCTACGGCTATGGCAAGGATTAACGGATGAAACTTAGATGGATAGAAAGAGAAATTTATATCCCTGTATATGGAGTTAATCCTATTTTGGTTGAAGTAAAAAAAGTAAATATATTGCAGTATCTGAAAGAAGGTTCGGCAGGTTTTGGACACCATCATCCCCTGAATGGGTTGATGTACCTTTAGAGATTGAGGAATAATTATAGTGGGAGTATTTAATGCGTGAAGTATACTTTGCAATTATAAGAAAAAAACACCCTAAAATAGCTAACTTATTAAGTATATTTTGGAAAGAGCATGACTTCCATGATGTAGCAAGTAAATTTTTATTAGACAGTAGAGATGGAACACGACAAGGATTTTCGCTAGAAGTCGTTGATACTTTGTTAGATTTGATGAAGTTACATGATGAGCAGTTCGGGGCTGAGCCTATTGAACCGCCATTTTATTATGATAAGGATAGATAATGAAAATAGTTATTAATAGATGTTTCGGGGGGTTTGGATTAAGTCCTGTAGCTGAAGGATTATACCTAGAAGCTACAGAACAAGAAGATGTTCTTATATGGGAAATCCCTAGAACTGACCCTATTCTTGTGCGTATTGTAGAAGAATTAGGTAATAAAGCTTGGGGCGGATATTCAGAACTAAAGGTAGTTGAAGTCCCAGATAATGTAGAATGGACTATTAAAGAATATGATGGTATGGAATGGATTGCTGAAGTTCACCAAACTTGGAGATAATATGGATATTATAGAAGAAGCAACGGCTACTATACTTGCACTTGCTAAAGAAATTAAAAGACTAAATCAACAAGTAAAAACCCTTGAAGCTAAAAACAAGGAGTTATTGGCTTTATGCCTCAATAACTCCTTTGAATGGTCAGAGCCCTATGACATAAATTATAAAGTTACATTATATGGTGACGGTGGAACTGGAAAGATGGAGGAAACAAGATGACTGACAGGGAACAGTTTGAAGCGTGGTGGCTAACTAAATTTAGTGCTGAGTTTCTTGACTCAGATAATTGTCATAGTGCGTGGACAGGTTGGCAAGCACGAGGTGAACTAGATGCCAAACGTATTGCTGAGTTGGAGAAAGGACTCGCCATAGCTATTAAGGCACTTGAGTATTACGAGTACCTATACAAAGATAATACTGTAAACATTGCACATGAAGCCTTAACCAAAATAAGGAGTGTGTGATGGATATTAAAGATGACTTAAAAGTAATGGTTAGTAATACTAATAACTGGTTAGGTGAAAAAGATATACTTCAAAGTTCATTGGATGAAATTACAACACTACGCCAACAAGTAGCAGAACTTGAAGGTAATAAGCAGAAAGACAATGCTGATTTTGAAGACGTAAAGCTACTAATGGAAGCATATAAAGAAGCAGTTAATAAATCCCTAACCCTACGAGACCTAGAAATCGTTAAGTTGCGTGAGGCTTTATGGCAAGCAAGTAGACAATTAGATTTACATGAGCCTAGTTCAACTATGTGTAAGTTAGTTGGTGAAGCCCTATCCACCCAATTTACACCCGACCATTTAAACGAGTGGCTACGTGAGCAGGTGGGGGAGCCTGTGGCGTGGCAAGTATGGCAAAGACCAGTAGAAATTGGGGATGAATACTTTCTTATCGCAGACAACAAATACGCTAAAAACCCAATATGGGCAACAATACCACTATATGCATTGAAAGAATCCTTGCAAGGTAGTTAGATATTGCCAGTCAATACTGGTTTAATCATAAGGTACTTTGAGTATCTAGCCTGTAACACATAAGCAATATTGGCAAGACACGCCTTAAGTTCGGTATGTGTTATGGAGTAGGTATTTATTAAGGAGAGCGAGTGATGGATAATAAAGACGAAGCACTAAAGATGGCGATTGAAGCGTTGGAAACAGCAGAAATTCAATCAGAATACGATGGATTATCTAAACTTATATTTGAAGCAATCAACGCTTGCAAAGAAGCACTAGCGGAACAACAAAAACAACATAAATGGCGGAAGATTTAGAAGCTATGAAAACACTGATATTAATTTTCACTGGTTATGTGTATCAATTTCACTAACCGTTTACTCTTGGAATAGAGAATTTAAATGACTAAAGACGAAGCACTAAAGATGGCGATTGAAGCGTTAAATGATTCGCTAACTAGATTTAGCACATTTAATGAAATCCAACACGATGCAATTCAAGCCTGTATAGATGCACTAGACACAAAACAACCAGAGCAAGAGCCAATGACTCACGTTATAGGGATAGATACTGAAGGCTATGCGGTGGTAGTTAAACTTCTATTCCCACCAAAACAATGGCAGGGGTTGAGTGATGATGAGGTACACAATATATGGTTTGCCTTAGAACATGAAGTGGAAATGTATATTTTATACGGAGCAAAACTTGCTCGTACCATTGAAGCGAAATTACGGGAGAAGAACCATGCAAGTAACAACTAAAGAAGTACAAGAAACGCTAATACAAATCACAATAACGCAGCAAGAAGCCAACCAACTAAAGCAATTATTAAAATTGGCTAATAAAGAGGAAATGGACATAAGCCTCGAGCATTTTGCCTTCAATCTTTACTGCAATCTATAAATAACGTGCGAATAAAAAATTGACTTGCAATTTGGTATGCCAGTGTGATATAATAATATATAAATTTGAGAAACTCAAACATTTTAACAATCTCTCTAACGGAGAGTTCAAATAGTTAGATTTTTATAAAAGGGGCCCCTCGGGGGAAATAAAGGAAAATCTAAGACGCTTGCTGAACTTGAGGTCGATAGAGAGAAATTGTGGTAAACTAATGAAGCCTATAAAGGCTATAATTGTATCTATTGTATTATTTAAAGCTGTTTGGATTGTATAAGCTAAAATAGCCTTCCAAAAGCATATCCGCCATTTTCCGCTAAAGATAAGAACTGATGCCAACTTTAGCTACTATCCAACTTCATCAGCTTAGGGTCAAGACAAGCCCTTAAAATCATGTCCAACAAGGAGCATTAATGCTATATAGAGATATTAGTCACGTAAATTGGAGTCTATTAGAGACCCCTACAGATAGTTTAGACGTATTAAATATGGAAGGCAGTTGGCTAGTACCACAACTACTAGCTTTAGTAGCCAGCCAAATCACACCAGCTAAAACAGATGCTGGTTATAGCTTTACAGAAACAGTTAGAAATGCTATTGAGTCTGCTAAGGCCGGTAAAGTAGTTTATCCTAGTGGCAGAGCACTTAGTAGTGCTGAATTACGAGGTATTTTTAGCTACCTTAGTCATGCACCCAGAGGTGAAGTAATTGGCAAAGGTAAAGTACAAAGCAGCAAAGAATTTATTAGGTATGCTACAGGTGTACCACTAATATTAAGCGCATTTAAAGAATACAAAGATATACCTTATAGTGCCTGGGACTGGACCGAAGAGTTAACACCATTTACAGCATACATTTTAGATGTAGAAATCTGCACATTGATACCTTATATAAAGGAACCATTGACCCTAAGTTGGAGCGATGAACAGCTTATTCAGCTTAGGACCGAAGGTGGTACTTTTAAAAGCGGGGCAAAGGTGGGTCAAGTTAAATCACTAAATCAAATTACTAATCTAAATACTACTAGCGATGCAGAATTTAACGCACTACCAAAACTACTAAAACTTATGTATTGTCAAACTTGGGTATACCAAGCAAATACTCGTAGCAAATATATGATTACTACTTTAGATAACCTAGATACACTAAGTGAGCCTATTGGCGGTGGTATTGATATGTTCAATACACCTAAGAAAGGAGAATTAGTATGGCAATAGTCTACACACAAGAAGTAATCACAGAAATATCAGCAATATATACAGCTAACCCAGGCTTAGAAACCGTAGCACTATTAGCTAAGAAATTAGATGTTAGCCCACGCAGTATCATTAGTAAACTAAGTAGTCTTGGTATCTACAAGAAGAAAGAGTACTTAAATAAACGTGGTGAACCACCAATCAAAAAAGAAATTTATATTGATGGTATCGCAGAAATGTTAGGTATAGAACCGCAACTACTGGAGTCAATGGAAAAGGTTACCAAAATTGGTTTAACACAAATCTATGAAGGTATAAAAGATAATTTATCCTATATCGCTTCACTAGAGCAACAGATAGCAGACCACCAATTTAAATAGTTTTGTACTAATTTTGGAATGAGTAATTGGGTTTTGCTGGTAACAATCGCTGGGGCTGCCCAACGAGCCACAAATCGCACCAAATCGCACCAAATCGTCTCAAAATCGTGTATTTGCATCAAAAAAGCCCACTAATCGCATGATTAGTGGGCTTTTTCTTTGTCCTAAGCCGTAGCAGGTCCCACACTAGCGTGTGGAGGTAGCTAAAGTTTAAATTTTTGTGATTTTCTCTACTATTAGTTTAGTTTTGAACAAATTTTTAAACTATTACCGAGCGGTAATAATTTCACAAACTTTTGGCATTATGGTCAGAATTGTTACCGCTCGGTAATATTTGGGCGAGTCTTGTTCAAACTTTCACCTCTGTTCACGTTCCGTGAACAACTTTGAAAATTGAACAAGCTTAGGTTACCCCATTAGGCAGTTACTAAAGTTTGCGCTGAAAGCGCGAGGCTCTAGGGTCAACGTATTCAACGCAAAGGTGATAGACGTGCATAAACCTTGCTCATATTCAAAACAGAAAATATTCTCTTGACAAATGAGTTTTTATACTGTATAATTGGCGCCGCAGGACCACTGTTGGGCGCAAGAGCATAAATTTTGGACGCAAAAAAGCCTACACAGGTCTAGAAACCGGTAGGCTATTTGCAGATGTCAGTATCTAACTGCTCGCACAGCATACGCTGGGGAGACACAGCGGTACGACATTTTAGGAGTATGTCACGAAACCGCCCCTTTTCATAGCTGGGACACTAGCTAGGTCGCACGCATTTAAAGTCCGCTGCTCGACTACTTTGGAGAAGTAGGTGGAAGCCACGCCATCATCCCGTGTGACTGCTTCCTCTATACCCAATTAGGCAGCACTAAAAATAGCGACTTATACCATATACAAGGGTACAGCGATAGGCTGTTAGCACCAAAGCTTTACTAACATTTAATCAACTCATCCGGTTTTAACACCAGCGGTACTCGAACCCAGTTAGACTACCATAGAAAGTAGACTACTTAGTATGAACAGGCAGCTAGTATGGTACGCCTGTTAGGTACTCTCATTTAGTACTAGCTCATCAATGCGCGTTACGCTTGCATAGCGCCCTAGATTTTTGGGAAACCCATCGTACTAGGGGGTGACGTGTGGTAGGCTGTTGGCTTGGACAATATTTTCCAACACTTAGCTCATCTATCAGTCGTGTGCAGGTAAACCTGACGACTATCCAAAGAGTACCTATTCTTTACAACTACTTAGTAACAGCAGTTAAAACTAATTTTAAAGCACTAGCAGTAGCTTTCTCTAAGCTATCAAGAGCTTCCTCATCAACACCCATAGCTTGAGCAATTTGAGCAACGAACTCACCTTTGGTAGTACGGGCTTCAGCTTTGGTTTTAGCTTTAGAAGTGTAAACACCTTCACGGCTTAACTTAGCTACGATAGAACGAGTAGACTTACCAGCGAAAGTAGCAAGAGCTTCAACAGTTTCACCAGCAGTATAGCGGGCTACGATTTCAGCAGTAACTTCAGCAGAATAATTTGCAACAGGTTGTTTAGTAGTAGTCATATTTATATCCTTTTTCATTTGTTGAACTAGATTGTAAGTGTTTAGTTCTTTCACTTTATATATAATATTATACAGGCTTTAAGTTTCTAAATCAAGTCAATATTTTTTATTCTTATTTCATTCAGTTTTCTCTCAACTGATTATATAATTATACAGGGTTCAGCATTTTAAATCAAGTCATTATTTTTTAATCTTTAAACTTTTCAGTTTCTCTCAACTGATAAATATAATTATACGCTGTTCAGCTTTTAAAGTCAAGTGGAAATTTTTGCACTTGACAAAGGTTTTGCACTCTGGTACAATGGCGCGGCGAAAATCGGGCTTGAAAAAATTCAAGGTTTTGCACTGGCGC